AAGCAACACAAAACACCGTATACACTATGTCCGAGTCACTTATCACAAAGGATAAAATAATTAGCCTCATCTATGCCTATGGCGGTGGTGATGCTGGTAATCTCTCATCATTTGAGAAAACTGAGGCAAAGGTTATCTCAACCTCTATCCTTGCACTTGATAGTGATAGGTTACTTTACTTTGGAAAAATGTACTTCATGGCAAAGAAGTGGTTCGATGAAAAACGAAAGGGAAACAATCCAGATATGCCAGTCGAGCTTCAAGGTAATTTCTCCGTCTATGAAACCGCATATAGGCTTGGAACTAAATGCATAACAGCTAAGGCCACAATGTCTGAACATTACAAGCTTGCCAAACGTACAAGCAAAAGAGCAATGCTTTCTCTTCATGCTCGATTAGGAACAGTTAAGTCAAATGGTACTGTCTTAGATGGTTCAGTTTTTGCTGATCAAGATGACCGTGACTTGTTCATAAACCTCCAAGCGTTAGCATTCGAGCTCGAAGACAACAGGGACACAGGAGTTGAAATACGCAACAGATACACATCCCAAGATAATATGAGAGGCTCATCAGAGAACATCAAGTCAGATTTACACAAGGAATACTTCCTTAGATCTAGTAAAATCCAACTTAAATCAGATTCACCTGCCACCAGTGGTGTTAACATTGTTATTATAGGCAAGCTCATACTCATTGAATACTTAGTTAGGGGTTCGATCACAAGGTGCTTGTTAACATTTGACCATTACAGGAGACTTGTTGAATATATACGAACTGTTTCTCACCTCACACTAACCCATAAGTCAATTGCTCTCAGGAACACGCGGTCAGAATTCACATATGACCTCTTCCATACGCTTTATACAGTCGCCTGCATTAATCCTCAAGCTGTTGGTGAATACATCAAAGCAGCAAAGAACATGATACAATGCAAGTTTGATGATGATCCAATCTACCATAAGGACCCGCACAGGGCTTACAAGTCGACATTAGATAAGGATAAGTGTGATGCTGCAACTACAGTCAAGGACTTCATTAACTATCATGCTTCAGGTAGGTTATCATCATTCATCTTAGCAAACCTTTACAAAGCTGTCCCGCATCCAGATCCAGACCTTGAAGCACTCTTCAAAAACATCAGTGGTCTCAAGGATAAGAATACTATTTCTGAGAAAGTAATAGACAGGTTCATTGGAACAACACGCCGTGCACTTTACAATTCAATGCGTCATTCACACACTGTCAGGCTTGAACTTGACAAGTCACAATCTTCTAATGATACCTCATCATCTGAAGAACTAGTAATGAAGAGCAATGATGGCCACACTAATCATAACCTGATGGGAAATAAGTCTTACTCTGCTTGGCGCGGTGTTAGGTTTAGACCAGTTAAGACGATACCAAAGTCTGTAGACATCAAAGTTAAAGCTGGTAATAAATCTTCACAGAAGTCCTTTGAAGGTGAGATGGAGTTACTAGACAAGATGGCCAGATGGTCAAAGTATATGGCAGGTGAGAAACCTGACTCTGAGAACTCCCTTGGGACTATAAATGACTTGACCAGTGAACTCAATGGAACATCGGATCTTAGAATAAGCAAGGCTATCAGGCGCTTTGAGAGGATGAAGAAACGTTTTGAGGAGTTTGAGCTCAAATGGGCTGATGTTTCCATTGATGAGATTCCTTCGGAAGACATATTTGATTTCTTGAAGAAGACACCAGATGCACGCTACTTTGTAGGCACAGAAGGGAAGCTCGGTGAAGTGCACAAGGAGTATACACGCATGTTTTATATTGCAGAGCAGTTCATGAAATCAATAACTCAGCGTGTCGAAAGGATTACACGTCAGATCAGCGGGAGACAGTCAGGTGTTTCAATCGTGAAGAGTTACCAATCAAAAAGGCGTGATCTTGAGCGTTTCTGTAATGCAATGACAGGTGATGCCGATGACAAGAAGGCTGTATTTGTTTCCTTTGACTTATCAGAATTTTCAAAGAGATTCCCGCAAAGGCTCATACGTTTATATGCCAGAGAGATTGCTGATATAACAGGCGAGGAGTGGATATCTAGGATAGATCTTATATTCAAGTCTGCCATTGTACTACATAATACACGTGGCTTCTTTGACTACACAGGTGGCATACTTGGAGGATTCGAAGGCTTCCTTAACTTTATGTGGAGCAGTATACATTCAATAATAATGGAGATCTCACTTGAATCAATTGGCCTTCAAGGAGAATTATTGACCTACTCAGATGATGGTATACTGTACTTCCTCATAGAGAAGAATAAGCCTAGGGTTGAGGTCAAAAGACTCATTGACAAGATCATTTCTATCTATAAGGATTATGGTTTGTTGTTCAACATAAATAAAACTTTCATTTCGACAAAGATTTGGGAATACCTAGGAGATGTATGTCACAAGAAGAAGCTTCTTCCAATGTTCATAAAGGAGCTATCATCTTATGGGAAGTCCATGAGGACTGGTGGTGTCACCCTGGTAGCTGATAAGTTTGATGCTATAATTGGTCAAAGTATGTCACTGTTCAAGTCTGGCTTCTCACCCACAATTGCTTACTACCTAATGAGATACTACTCTAGCCTTATACTGTTTCGTATAAATGGGAAGTTAAAACAGACTATTGAAGAGGCGATACTTATAACACCACGTTCTTGCAATGGTTTCAGAATACCTTCACCTATAGAGCTTGGGTTGCTGTCCACAATCTCCCCGGATGCAGAATATCTAGCTGACCTTGAATCATACATGCGTAACTCAATTGATGTAGCACATTGCTCAATGTCTTTCATCACTGATAATTTAGCTGACCCTTCAAGATCTATAACTTCAATAATTAATGGCACACGTTTTAGAGTAGCAAGTGCAAAAACATCAGGAATGAGTGTCAAAAACAGGATGATAGATGAGATAATTAACCTCTCTGATGTGGAGATAGCAAGAAATCCTATTACTAGTCTTGTTGAGTCCAGGTTAAAGTATGTTTTGAAGGGTATTAACAACCTGGAGCCTGACTTTATAATGCGTATAGTACAGAGCCTTCCAGCGTGGGCATCATACAACATATCACTTGCACTAGTCAGAAGCTCAGCAGCTGTCAGGATATTAAAGCGGAAGAGAGTTAAATATTATCAGACAGCTGACACCAGGAATGTGCGAAACGTCTTACAGATGTGGACAGACATGAAGCCATCTACCATAACTGTTTCTGGTTTCATAAACCATGTGAGCAGAACATACCTCCATTCATTTAGGTTGAAAGTACTCAAGCCATCTGGAAGAGTGTCGCTTGTTAACTCATCTTACAAGAGGTCCGGCACTGAAAACTTCTGTGTACGACATTCGTTTACACCAGGTGTACAATATGCAGATCAGGATTATCTCGAGCCTACTATGAAATTCCCTCTAATCGAAACTACCCTTGGATGGATGGGCGAGGCTAATACAAAGGATAATATAACAACTCAGAGAAAGTTACTAGATAGCTACTCATCCATTTTAACGTCTCACCCAGGAATACTTACTGCCCTTATAGACATCGGAAAAATATTTAAGCTACATGTTCCAGATGTCCCGAGGGGAATATTAAACAACATAAAGCGCCGCAGTGTAGCACGTGGTAAGCCCTCTGACCTAGTCATGTTCCTGCCTCGTTCATATATAGCGAAAACGACATGCATGCCATCAAGACCTATGGCAGCGAGGCTTTATTCCCCAGGGAGCCTTGACAGATCAACATATATAGAGTATGCGCGCTCACTCTCTATACTGAAGACTGACTATAAGGTAAAGGCATCTGATAAAGTTAAGGAAGGTGTTACTATGGACTATTACTCATTAAATTCTGGCTACTTTGATTCAATGGTTGACAATTCTACAATGACAATGAATGATGCATATGAACCTATTGACCTGCCAGACATACCTGAGATAGAATATTCTACATCCCGGGGAGGTAAGGTAATAAATGCTCACAGCGAGCTTGAAGAGTCAATATTCCAACGTGTCGCTACTATGGACTTTGATGAATCAATGGAAGAAGCTGTTTCTTTTACCAATAATGCATCAGTGGCATCATTAGAATTATATAGGGCAATAAGGAGGCACCATCTAGTAAAGTGGGTAGGAGGATTGCTTGGCAATGTGTCTAGGACCATACAGTCACCTAAGTCAATTGCGCTGAACCTCCTTGAATATACAGAGGACCTCAGATATGCTGTTGAAATAACATCTTTCCTAAAATTAGACAAGCTTGATAGGACAGCAATAAGATCTCTTATATCTGAGATGAAGATTAAAGCACTTACTGAACGGGACAGAACTAGTGTCACAGCTGATGAGTTGAATGAGCTACTTTCAGAAGTTAAGAGTTGGAAATTAGGGCTTAAGAATGATGATGATAAAGAAGAATATGCTATGCTAGAAAAGGACCTAGAAGCTTCAGAGAAGAACCTTGCAAATAGGCCTGCATCTAAGGATAGTGAGAAAGTGAACTTGTATCTAGGTATAGTTAATCAACTAAACTCAGCACTCAGTAACATACCGCACCCATATCTCTCAACACAAGTTTTTGAGGA